CCACCTCACACTACAAATCACGATATATATTTCGTATTTCTGTTTATACATTATCACGATATATATTTCGTGTCAATGCTTTTTTGGGAGTTTAATTATGTTTCTTCACGAAGGGCTTAAAAGGTTTAGAAAAGCGAACCATGTTACCCAGAAACAAGCGGCACAGGCCGCTGGCGTCAGCGAACGAAATTACCAGCAATATGAGTATGGAAAAGTCATTCCCACTGCCAATGTCTTGATTGCTCTTGCCGACTTCTTTGATGTATCCATTGACTATCTTGTCGGCAGAACGGACAATCCTGCTGTGAACCGTTAGGGTTCTTCATAAAACTTCGTCCAATGTACGCCAAGTACGGATGCCAACCGTTTGGCAATCGGAACTCTTGGGGTTCTTACTCCCATCTCCGCATGGGAAATGGAACGAATGCTTACGTTTGCTTTTGCAGAAAGCTGTACTTGCGTTAGCCCAAGTTCCTTTCTTTTTTCTTTCATCCAATCCCGCTTCACTCTTGGTTTTGCACCTACTTTGTGGTATATTGTTGATAGGTGTATGTGCACGCTGGGCTTTTTCCCTTTGTGCTTTTTACAAGTTGATTATATTCTGGATTTTTAAGAAAGTCAATATTTATTTTAGAAATTTTAGGATTTTTATATGGATGATACAGTAAAAAAAATTCTCTCTTGTATGAAAAGGAGAAATATCACTGATAAGCAGCTTACAAAGGATATTGGAATTAACAAATCTGCTGTCACTGATTGGAAAACAGGAAAGACAAAATCGTACAAAAAATATATAGACAAAATTGCGGAGTATCTTGGAGTTTCCGTAGACTATTTGTTAGGGCGCACGGATGACCCGTTGCCAAAAATCCAGATTCAAGATAAAATCATGGTAAAAGGTGACTATGTAGGGCCTGTCAATCCAGCGGAGAAACAATGGCTGGAAGCTGCATTGGCCGCTTATCGAGAAGCATTGCAAAAGGATTTGAATGAGGAATAATACCGCTTTGCGGTATATATAAAGGCTCGGTTTGGGGGAAACGAGTACAAATTTGTGCAGGAGGATTTGCAATGGCAGAACAAACAAAAAAGGCTTGGTACAAAAAATGGTGGGTATGGGTAATTGCCGTTCTTGTGTTGGCTGGAATTGGTGGCGCAATGTCAGGAGGAGGAACCGCAGAAACACAGGGAGCAGAACAGTCATCTCAAAAACAAGAGCAGTCATCCCAACAAACTGAATCCACAACCCCGGTTGCATCTATTGTTTATGATGCTGAACTCGGAAGCGGAAATTATACATCCGGTATAGATTTTCCTGCTGGGACGTATGATATTGAAGTTGTCTCCGGTAATGGGAATGTTTCCTCGGACAACCAGTTCGATGGTGGAATCAATGCTATCATGGGTGTAAAAGATGATGATTTGTATCAGAAAAGCTATTCAAATATTTCCTTGCCAGAAGATACGCTATTAAGAATCTCTGGTGGTGTTGTAGTAAAAATTCATTCTGAGGATGCGTCCGGAGCTGCGTTATCAAAAAGAGAACAGCCAAACACGGAAGAAATTGAGCTATCTAACGGAAATTTTGTTGCGGGCACTGACTTCCCTGCGGGCGTGTATGATATCCAGGCTGTTTCGGGTAACGGAAATGTCTCCTCTGACAACATTTACAGCGGTGGACTTAATGCAATTATGGGCGTAAAAAAAGACGAGCTCTACGAAAAGGAATATAAAAATATTTCTTTAGAAGAAGGGGTTACCTTAAAAATAGACGGAGTAAAAATCAAATTAGTTCCAAGCAAATAAAAGAGAATAACAAAAGCCCTTACGAGGGCTTTTTTATTTTTATAAAATTGGTCCAAAAAGTCTATTGCATTTTTAGTTAGTTCTGGTATACTTGAATCACAAAAGAGAACATATGTTCGTATAAGGAGCGCTAAAATGAATACATATTATTTTGATGTAGTGCCTGTCGATCTGGATGGGCATGCTGATGCTGTGTTGTCCGGAACGAATGTATGTTTGGAAAAAACATTGTCACATGAACAAGCAAAACTCGCAATAAACAAACTTATTTCCTATCATCTTTTGCGCTGTCGCAATGAGAAAGTAACCAAAATCTGCATCCATCATAGACGCAAGCGTTCTTATACAATTTTGGTGGAGGTGGAATCGTATGGGCACTAAAAAAAGAGGAAATGGACAAGGGTCCGTATACAAAATGAAAAATGGGAAATGGAGAGCAGAGTGGACCATTGGATACAAAATGGATGGTTCTCGTATCAGCAAAAGAAAGGGTGGATTCTCAACAAAAAAAGATGCCATGAAATTTTTAGAATCGGAGAAAAGCCAACCATCCTATGAATCCATCAACATACAGGAAGTCTATAAGATAATAAGTGTCGATATTGAAAAACTGTCAAAGGATAAACAAAGGGCCTATGATATTGCATATCGTCGTATTAGGCCGATCTGGTTTCGTAATATATCGGATATAAGAATTCCTGATCTGCAACATATTGTTGACGAAACCCCTGGTGACTTTTATCCAAAACGGGATGTTAAAGCGTTGCTTAGGAAAATATTTCGATATGCAGTTGCCAACGACTGGGTGCAAAAGGACTATGCGTCATATATAAAATTGCCAAAATGCCCAGAACCGAAAAAAGAAACATATACAGATATCGATATAGCTATCATGTGGAAAAATTACAACCTTTTCCCTGTCGATTCTGTTGAAAGAGTAATATTGGGTGGAGCACTTATCATGATTTACACAGGAATGAGGACCGGAGAACTTTTGTCGGCAAAGAAAAAGGACATTCATGTCAACGAAAGATACATGGCATGTGGGATCAAGACAAGCGCAGGAAAGCAAAGGCATATTCCCATTGCAAAAAAGATACTCCCTATTGTTTCTGAACTTTTATTGAAATGCACTGAGCGGTTAATTCCGTTGAGTGAAAATCAATTTTATGAAAGATATAAGGAAACGATGGGGAGCATCGGAGTTTCCTCTTTAACGCCGGGATGTTGCCGTCATACGTTTAACACAAACATGGCAAGGGCAGGTATACAACCGGCAATCATTCAGAGAGCATCGGGCCATAGATCGTATCAAACCACGCTTGGATATACGCACATAAAAATAGACGATATACTGTCTGCTGTAGATAAATTATAGTTCTATTACGCCTCTATTACGCCCAGGCCATCTAAAAACGCCGATATATAGGCAAAAAACACTCCCCTGCTAAGGGAGTAGGTCGGGTGTACCGGCGCGAGGGTTCGAATCCCTCCTTCTCCGCCAAAAAGCCTGAAAACGCCGAGTTTTCGGGCTTTTTTGATGCTTTGAATCTCTTACTTTTACAAATGCCTAAAAAAGAAAGTGGAGAAAAAGTGGATAAAATGGGTTTCTATTACGCCCGCTATTACGCCCCACTTATCTTTGCTATTACGCCCCATCCATTTTTGCTACTTCACTCCTATTTCACTTTTTGGGGGCTTCCTTTCTATCAACGTCCACCAAATCCCAAGGCATAAGCTCCCGCTTTTCCTCTATCACTTTGTCTGGAACTTCTTGTTGTTTATTGTAAATATATGTAGAAATTGGTTGTAATGATTGGTTATAGTGGTGTAAAGTAAAAGAGTATAGGATAAATGAGGTCGGAAATGGTTCCCGACACACTCGCATAGACGAGTACCTGAGATGCTGGATACACCGCCCAGCCATTTGCCTAGTGTAAGGCCCACAGATTTTCTGTGGGCTTTCGCAAACAAAAAAGGCCGGATTGCTCCGGCCCTTTTAGAATTTCATCAAGGAATTTCCACATTATGGCCCTTTAGAATATTTCCGTCAGTTATGTTCCGATATGTTCCTTCTCCACGCCCTGATAAATCCCATGGAGAGCCCTGCCTATGTGTAAGCGATACCAATGCCCCTGCTGATAACTGTCCATACATTTCCAATGTCCTATCGATCGATTTCATCTTCTCTATACCGTCTTTTGAAAAAAGAATCCTGCTCCCGGTCATGGGCTCTGGTATCGTTTCTTGAATATCTTGGGCCTTGGGCCATTCTTTTTCTTCCAATTCTATTGTGTCATGTCCATGTTTCTTGAATTCTCTATAGACTGAATCTATCACCGGCCCATACCGAAATGCATATATATTGTCTTGGAACAGCTGACGTTTTTTATTGCATAAATAGTCTGCATAGCAAAAATAAGTTAATTTTTCAAGCTTTAGGTGCGTACATTTTACCTTGGAAAGAATATAGTTTGCGACATCCATTCCACTCAATTTTTGATCCTGTCGTATCAAATTGCAGAATTCTTCTATCGTATCTATTCTTTCCACGTCTTGAAAAAACAGATCAGAATCCACCACCGACTCCCAACTTTCTGCTTTCGTACTTAGTAAATGTGTAGAAATGGATACATCTGATCCGCATTCTTCCATAATCTGCCTTATACAACTATCTATTGTTTTTTGCTCTATTGCCCCTGGGAAAGATACATCCAAAGCAATGCGCCTGCCAAGAGAGTATGAACTACTCATAATTATAAAGTGCCATATCATTCTAAATTGCCTCCTTTCTTATATGTCTCTTCCCATTTTGTATATTCCTGCTTATAAAAATGATGGTTTTTTTTATTGTTTTCTTCGTCTTCATTGCACCAGATTTGCAACTCCCACGGAAAACATAGGTTATCTTTCATTATGTACACATGCAGCGCTCTGTAACCATTTTTACTGCTATCCTTGCAGCTAAGCTTCCTATGCTTCAAATTCTCGCCTAGGAATTGGTCCAACTCTTGTTTTCCCAACCTTCCCGGCCCAATAAGCCGTACACCAAATAAATCATTCAAACACTTTTTAATCGGAATCTTTCCTTGTTCTTTTCTTGTCTTATAGCGCCTGATCTTATCCTGTATCGAGTTTTCCGCTTTGATTCTTTGGCTTATGCAACATCCTTCGTTTAGTTTCAGGCTTGCCAAGTCCTGTATGATCTCCTGGCTACGCACGTTGAGATAGCGGCTATAATCAATTACATTTCTATAAATTTCTCCGTCTAGTTCAATCTCACTTACCAGTCTTTTTTTTAGATTCACCAGATTTTTACATGTATTCAACCATTCATCGGAAATACTATGATGCCAATCACACATGCATTCTGTGATTTGTCTCAAGCTTTCGTACACGCCTTTTATCCCCCACCGATTCTCATCCTATTCTAGTTATACTCAGATTGTTTTTCTTTGTCAAAGTTTTTAGCAGTATGTTTTATATTAGAATATCGTAGAATTAGGTGCGATGGGGTATAAAAAAAGGCCGGATTGCTCCGGCCCTTTCTTTTGTTATTCGCTTTTCAATTCAGGCAATCCCGCGACGCTTGTCAGTAGGCTCAATACCCCGGACAACACCGACGCGCTTACCACCATCACCCAGTCCACCTCGGAGATGACTACGCTCGTGCCGATCATCGCCACCGCCGTCTGGGCAATCGTCTTAATCGCACGGATGCCCGCCGCCTTAATCCATTGTTTCATTTGTTTTCTCCCTTCTTTATGCAATCCTTTTTTGAGGATCATACCATTGTGCTAAAAATGCCTCGATCTGTTCATAACTCATCCCTATACATCGCAGGGATGAGGTAACCAGCTGAATTTCCAGCTGGTTCCATCTTTCAGCGCATTTGTAAAAAAATAACACCCTTTCGGTGTCAAAGTCCTATCTTTACCGCAAGCAGTCCCAGCAGCGCTAAGGTCGCCCAGTTCACGATGATCCCCAACACCTGTTCCCATCTTCGCCGCGGCTGATCCTCTATCGCTGCCGTTCTTTTTTGCAGTTCTTTCAGCTGTTCCAGCGTTTGCCGGTTGATCTCTGCCTGCATGGCTACATGCTCGGCAAAATCCACCGACAAGGCGTCCAGTTCCTTGCCGTGGTTGTTTACACGGGTTTCCAGCGTTTTCAGCTCTTCCCGGCTCCGCTGGTGCCGCTCTGTGCATACTTCCGTTCTCACATACTCCATATCCATCACCAGCGCGCCTTATGCCCGCGCACATCCACATGCGTAAACGTGCTGTATTTTCCTACGCCCCCTCGGCTGCCTACCAGCCTGTCGCATAGCTTGTACACCTCGGATGCGCTCTTTCCGCTTACCTTGATGTCTGCTGCCGCCGCGTATAGGTGCTGGCTCTGCTTGGCTCCGTCCACCTTCTTGTTGTAGCGCTCCGTTCGGTATCCGCTCGTAACGGTAATCGCCCGGTTCCCGCACGCAGCTCTGATCTCCTCCAGCAGATTCATCAGCTCTTGGCAGTTTGCATAATACTTTGCCGGCACCGCCGTCCCGTCCTTGCATTTGAATTCGCTCAGCTTGAAGTGTGCGCTTGTTGGCGTCCCCGCTCCCTTTCCTTCCAACAGCGCCGTCCAGGTATTCTGTCCCACCTTGCCGTCTGCTGTGATCCCGGCCGCACTCTGCAATGCTTTGACTGCTTTTTCGGTATTGCTCCCAAAGATGCTGTCTGCCGCGCCTGCCTTGTATCCCTGTTCATTCAGCCTTGTTTGCAACGCTTTTACCAGCTCTCCCCGGCTCCCGCGCTTCAATAGGCAGTCCGCAAACAGCTTGGCATACGTGTTGTCTCCCACGATCCCGTCTGCCGACAGGCCCTTGGCCTTCTGATAGCTTTTTACCGCGCTTTCCGTCTTTGCCCCGAAAATGCCGTCCGCGCTGCCGCATGCATACCCTTTCTCATTTAGCATCCGCTGCACCAGCTCTACAACCTCGCCCTTGCTTCCGCTTTTGATTTGCTGCATGGTTTCCCTCCTGTTTTTAAACGTCCTCTGCGCCTTCAAATATGCTTATATCCGCGCCCAGCCTGTCATACAGGCCTTTCCGCACATCCTCCTCTATCCCCAGCGTTACCTTAGTGTCAGGCCCTATGTTCCTGGGTTCCGGCACGAACGCTTCCAGCTGCCGCAGGCTCATCCCTGCCAGCTCTGCGCGCTCCTCCTCTGTCAGCTGGTCTTTGGCTGCCAGTTCTTGGTACCGCGCGATCTTCGCTTGGTTTGCCGCAATCTCCGCCTTTTCCTGTTCCCGGTACTGCTTGTCCGCGTAATGCGCAATGGTGATGTGGCACTGCTCCGCGTCATAGTCGTACACCACCGTACGGATGCGGTGATACTGCCCCACAAACGCACCGTTGTCTCCTGTGATCTGTTTCCCGAATGCCATCTGTTTCCCCTCCTAATATTTGATGATGTAGTGCTGGGCTATGTACGGCTGCATGTTGTTGTGCGCCTGTCCCTGCCCGGATTCTGAGGTGCTTACCATGTTCGGGCCGCCCTTATCATATGTAAAGGATACCCTGTATGCGCCCAATTCGCTGCCCGTCAGCGTCACTGGCTGCCCATCCACCCATAACAGGCGGTCATGTGTATGCGGCCCGTTTTCTGCGCTCGTCAGTGCGTGCGCCGCTTCACCGCCCTTGCCTGCCAGTGGATAGGTGCTGTTGGCCCCTACCGGCACGCGGCCTGTTAAGTCCGGCACGTTGAACGTCGTGCTGCCGTCCCCCTGCCCATAGGCACTCCCCAGCACAGAAAACAGGTTTGCATATGTCGTGCGACTTACCGCTTGTCCATTGCATAGCAACCATCCATCCGGAGGTGTGCTTCCAGGCCATATCTCTATAATACCTGGCGTATTATAATAGTCATTCTTCTGTGAAATCCTGTAAGATATTTGATGGATGTCTGAAATCGCAAGTTCGCCACACACATATGTTGCCATTGCAAACTCATAAATCAAACCATCCTCGTTTATATCCTCTTGTACAAGAGCTGGCAATGGATTACCAACTTGTGTTGTGAAATATGCTGGCGTTTCCGTGTTTGCCATATCAATCCTTAAGATCAATCTTCCTTCTTTGTCGCCTGATGTACTAAGATTAGCAGTCACAGTTTCGTCATCTATCGCAACCTCTCTTCCGTAAATGACAATCCTGCCGGTAGCTATCCTAATTTGATTTGCGCCAATTATTGTACATTCTGCGCCTTGAATAACAGCAGATACACCCATAAACGCATTGTATAAAACTGCATCGTCTGTCGGCTGTACAATGCTCTTATCGTACTGTTTTAGAGTTACCATGTTTTCCCCCTTCTCTGAAACTGCAATATGCTGGTTAAGTCCGTTCTTGCATAACCAAATGTAAGCGTTTTTACATCGTTTACTATGGATACACTTGTCAGCATTGACTTGTATGTTTTTCCGTCATGCAAAATTTGTACATATCCTCCAATATCTGTGATACCAATTTTCACTAAGTTATCGTCATCTGAAACGGATATAGATATTTCTTGGCTATCAGAATCCGGCTTTAGTACCTCTTTTGCCTTTTCAATCCATACGCTATCGCTTGGATACTTGTCTGTAGTGTTGTATCCTGTTCCAATGTCGTTATACGTCATCATCAATGGAGGTTTTACATTTGAAAGATTATAGTTTGGCGGAGTTGTTTCTTCAATGCTTCCATCTTCGTTTAACGCGTACCACCTTGTTACAATATCTTCGTTTTCATCTTTAAAAAACAATTTGACAACGTTATATTGTTCTCCGTCACCATCAAGGTTGAATGTCTTGGATATGATATTGGGCAAATCAGTTTCAATTGTTTTTTCCTCTTTGTTGTTTTTTCCAATGACAAAAGAAAAAGTTTTTGCTTGTGGATCAAACTCGCAAGATACTATAATTCCGTTTGATTGCATTGCTGATATTGCGTAATCATACATCCCCATTGTCTGTGACATTTCAGGATCTCTTGTTTCCCCTATTGGTGTTTCCGATGTCACCTTTATATCGATTCCTGAATAGCTTGGAGGGATATTTGCGTCTCCTTGATATGAAGTTGCAAGAAAGTATTTTATCCATCCTTCTATCGTGTCATATTCCGTTATATATCCTTGTGTTGTAAATGTTCTATCAATCAAAGACAATAATGGCTTTACGGTAATTTGCAATAAAGAGTTCTTTTCTTGTAAAAAACCATACAGTATGCCTTGGAAAATTACGTTACCAACGTTATCTGTTATGTGTACAAGTTGATACTGCTTTAGTCCGCCAATGTTTTGCAAACAAGTTATTGTTGAGCTGTTCAGTGATAGATAATCAATGGAAATATCCGGCTGCGTTATTGCAGAGTGTCCGACAAGGTTGAATTCATTATCAAAAATTTCAACTTTATACAGTCTTTGCACTTTGTCTTACCTCCACAAACGCATCAACTTCCGCAATTCCAGCATTTAACACTCTAAGGATTGAAGATCCTGGCGGTATCATGATAAATCTTGCAGTTGAAAAATTACTATATTGATACAAGTCTCTAACATACACGTTGTTTGTTGTGTACTCTGCAATTCCTAAGCTTGCTGGATCGCTGTCTATGACAATTTTTCTTCCTTCTGGAATGTCAACGGTTACTGCTCCATCGGCTACAATTTCTCCATTTTGAATCAGCGCCCACCTTGGATTGGATACTGGACCAAAAATATGGATTACACAGCTTGACTGTATGGTTCCAATATTATTGATAGTCATATCGCCGGCTGTTGCTTCCGCATATGTATATGGATATGTATATGGATATACTTTTCCGTCTCCAACACTCGGATTTGACTTTATAAAAATCCTGTTGCTGTGCCATAGAGACTTTCTGCAAAACGATACTGTACAAACTAAATATCCGGTGATATTATCAAGCTCACCCTTTGTAATTGACTGTAGAATACAATCTGCTTCATACCACGTGTCCAAAGGGGCATACATGAGAACCAAGTCGTCTGTAATGAACGATGTAAACTCTTTGTATTGTTCATATCCAGCAAACCGCATTTCACCGGTAATAACCATCTGTGTTGCGTAATGATATGTGTCCACGTATTGATCGCCCATCTGCGCAAATTCTATGGTTTCATCAAATCCAAGGCCATCCGGTGTACTAAAAAAAGCGTCTCGACGCATTAAGTCGAACGCTTCACCGCGACTATTCATCAGTTTGAATTTTCTCATCTGTACACCATCCCAAGTTCTCTGTTTACCATTCTGGCAACCCGCTTTGCGTCAGATGCCGTGAATTGGCCATTGTTGATAGTGATGCCGACATGAACCGTATTGCCGCCGCTGCCCTGCACCGCCTGCCTTTGCCTTGTTGTCATCGGAATGACGGTGGCCCGTCCACTCTGCACACTCAGCCATTCAGGCCCTTCCTCGCCTACAACGGCCAGGCCGCTTGTCAGCGTGCCGCCGTCGGCAAAGCCCTGGATCCCCACGCTTTTTGCCAACGACTTAAACTTTGGATTGGCATTGATAGCATCCTCTACGCCCTGCATCATCTTTTTAGCTTCGTCGCTCACCTTCCACGAGTTATTTTTGATACCGTTGCTCATTCCTGTTGCAAGGTTTGTCCCCACCTTATTTCCATCTATCGAATTTAAGGTATCGTTTATGTTCGTGGCCATATCGGAAACTTCCGTTTCTGTTCCATCCGCCCCATTGCCGACCTCTCTTTTCATTTCATTGGCCGCTGTGCCTACTTCGCCGAACCCGCTTGTCGATGCTTTCGAAATTTCTGAAGAATCCACGCCTATACTATCCGCTGTTGAGTTGAACACCGTTCCAAACTCATCGACTTGATCTTGGGCCGTTTCTACCGCGTCCCCCGTTGCAGAGACCTCCTGCAGCTGTGTCCCGAATGCTAGCGTAAGCTTTAGGGCCTCGTCTCTTACTTCCGGCGACAGCATGTTTAGGTTTCCATACTTCTCATACAGATTTTGCAGCTCTTCAACGTCTTTCCCCGTCAGCTCAAGAGCACGTTCACGGATTTTGTTTTCTTCAGCCTGTGCCGCTGCATGTTCATCTTTTGCTTTCTTCAGGTCCTGTTCCGCCTTTACCAGTGCCTCTGCCTTTGCCGTCAGCAAATCATAGCTTGCCTGCGCCAAGGCCATATCTTTTAGGTTCTTGATATAATCCTCCAGACTTTGTGCACTGTCCTTTGTCAGTCTGCCATTTTCCCCGATTTTTAGATTCAAATCCGGGTACTTGCTATTCAGCTGATCCACCAAGCCGGCCAGCGTTTCTTTTTTCTCTGCATTTAGATCCTCAGCATTGTTCAAATCCAATACCTTTTGCAGGATCACGGCTTGTGCGTTTGCATTATTGATAGTGCTTTGCGCACTCTCCTGCGCGGCAGCAATCGCCTCTCTGGATTTCTCCGCTGATTCCTGTACAGCTCGAACATATTCGTTTGTTGTCTTTTCCGCGTTTAACAGACCGACTATGAGCCCTGTAAGCGCCACAGTAATTCCGCCAATAGTGCCAATCATCCCAATGCCGGGAATCCCACTCAATGTCGACATCGCTTTGCTCAAAAGCCCGGTATTTGACGTCGCGTCCATAGCTGGCTTTATCATCTTAGAAATGCCTTTTGTCGCAGAAGAAATCCCCTTTGTTACGCTTGAAGCTATCTTGGCTATGGGTGACAGCGCCGCCGAAAACGCCAGCACCTTGACCGTCGTTTCCTTCACCTCCGGCGACAGCTCATTGAACCAGTCCACCATATCCGAAACCGCGTCCACAATATCCGTTAGGATGGGCTGTACGGTTTCCGCCAGCTTTGCCATGGACTTTTGCAAATCAAGGTTTGCCTTTTTGCTTTCTACCAGCTCGCTGTTTGTGTCCTTCCAGCCGTTGTAGGTATCCGCCAAGCCTGCCTTTGACAGCGTTTCCAGCGCATAGTTTTGCTTGTCCGCCTGTGTTTTGCACTTGGCAAGCCCCTTGGAAAATTTCTCGGCGCCGATGCCCAGCCTATCCAGTAGCTCTGCAAACTGCCCTGTGGCCGCGCCGGTGGCCAGTGTTTCCTGCAAGCTGTCCGCCAAGCTTTCTATTTTCATCGTGTCCGGGAACCTGAGATACGCGCCCGTCAGGTTTTCTACCGCCTTTTGCAGGTTGCTTTCCGTAAAGCCTGCCTGCAAGAGGTTGGAGGTGGCCTCCACGGCGCTGTCCGTCTCGTCGCTGGCAATGGCAAAATCCTCCCAGGCTTTCCGCGCCGTATCTATACTTACCTTGTGTTCCTTCGCGTTTTGGTCTAGTTTGGATAAATCGCTTCTAAGCTCTTCTGTTCCCTCTACAGCACCAATAGCGGCAGCACCCAGTCCCAAAACACCAGCTGTGATCGGAGCAAGTTTTCCGCTTAGAGAGTCAAGCTTTCCTGCAAAATCTTCTGATGATTTAGAAATGTTGTCAAATGCCTTTTTGGTTTTGCTTGTTTGTGTCGTTAAGCCTTGTAGTTTTTGTTCTGTTGCAATAATCTGCCGCTGTAATTTTTCATACTCTTCTCGGCTTAGATCGCCCTTTTGAAACTGCTTTTGCGCTTCCGCTTCTGCCTGTTTAAGAGCATCTAGTTTTGTGCTTGTTTGCTCGATTGCATCTCCAAGCAACCGCTGTTTTTGTTCTAAAAGTTCTGTGTTTTTAGGGTCCAGCTTTAATAGCTTTTCAACTTCTTTTAGCTGTTTCTGTGTGCTGGTTATGTTTTTATTGATTCCGGCAAGGGCTTTGGATAGTCCTGTGGTGTCGCCGCCTATTTCAACAGTAATTCCTTTTATACTTCCGGCCATGGTTTCACCTGCCTTTTGTTTATAGCCTGTCCATATCTTCTTGTGTAGCTATATATGGATAGTTATAGTCGTCGTTGTTGTACTCTGTCATGATGTCGTACGCCATGCCCAGCGTAATGTTTTCTAATTCTGAGATAGAAATTCCAATCTGTGCACAACGTAACAAAAACAGTCCCGTTGTATATTGCCTTGTCGTTAATCTACTTTTTTTTTGCTTCTGGACGTCGTTTTTTGGTTCGTTCCCCAAACTTCCATGATCTGAGGAATCGCCGAATAGATGTCAAAAGTATTAAACTGATCAAGCCAGTCGATCATGTTTTCTGGAACAGAATCTTTGTCAGCATGTCTTGCCATCAAATATGCAAGCCTTGTGAAAAGTTCCGTGCTTCCGTTCCCTTTCTCTACGTTGGCAATTTCAACCAACATATCGCTTCCAAACTCTTGCCTATATAAATAGGGAATTGCTGCGGTTGCCCGCAGCTTGATTTCCCTATCTCCAATCATGATTGTTTTTTCCACGTTTATTCTCCTGCACCAGGTTTCCAGATCGTTGTGAACCACGATTCTTTTATCGGTTCTCCGGTTTCTGCCGTTGTCCTTGCCTTAATCAAGTTCAAAGACGGCAAGGAAACGCAAGAAATCGTGACGGTTTGCGTCGTCGCCTCGAAAGATTCTTCTTGTGTAGCGCCGCCCACGCTGGGCCGTGTCGCCGTGCAGTTGTAAAACACATGACAGGTGTTGTTGATGTCGTTTTTTACCCGGAACACAAACCCAAAAGGTTTTTGCTGATCCGTGTCTTTTTCAACCAACACCTTGGCCGTTGAATCCAAGGTTTGCCCTAACACATCAGTAAGGAACGTATCGGGGAGAGCCATGATCTCCAAATCTCCCTCGTATCCGTTGTTGCTTGCCGTTTGATACCAAACGATGTTATCCGCATATACCTTGGTTACCTCGCCCTGCTGTTCAAGGGTTAGACTTACAGCACCAGGCATTTTTACAACCTCAGAATAAGTACCTGCGTCCTCGTCTGTTAGCAGTGCGTATCCTGCGCTGTCTAAGCCATAATAGATCTTTTCTGCTGTTGCCATTCTTACACCTCTATTTCATAAATTCTTTGATAGACTTTTTCTGTGTCTATGTACGCTTCTTCCGCATTAAAAAAAAGACCTGCATTTGTCAGCAAATCTTCTAGCTTTTTTTCTGCGTTTAGGTCTTTGCTTTTTGTGTACAGTTCTATCTGTATATGGTTGATTTTCTTCCACGCTACATTATCAGCGCTTTGATTGTTCGTGTAGGAAACAAGATAACACACAAACGGCGGCGTTTGCTTTGTATTGAAAAACCTATACGCAACCGGATAACCTGATTGTTTTAGAATTTCATTTAATTCTACCAAAGTCATCATTTCGCTTTCACCGCCACTTTCGCTTTGTTCATCATCGCCTTTGCAGCCTTTTGTTCTGCGGGCGCTATGTGTGGTTTCCCTTCAACGCGCCCACCGTTAACCTTTGCATGTCCAAACTCTAACAGGTGTGTGAGCTGCGGCGCTGTTTTGTTGTAAACAACAACCCTTATGTCCTCATTACTTTCAAAGGCAACCTTCGTTTTCCATCCTCTCCTGTACTTACCAGTTCCTTTCTGCGCTTTTGCCTTGATATCAGTTGCGCAATCTTCTGCCACCTCTTCGGCAGCAATTTTTATTTGCTCGGTTACCTCTTGATTATAAGCTTCAAGCTCTCCCACAATTGCATCTGCAAGTTTTTCTATACCTATAGTTTTAGCCATCACACACCAACCTGTTCCTCTACATACAGCTCTATCATTTCGTCTGCACGAACATAAGTTCTGTATATGGAGTATTTTTTTTCTTTGTATACAGCAATTTGTTCTCCGCTGTAGTCATATCGGAACATTGTAAGCTTGTATTGAGGCTGAAATCCATTTCTGCCGGCTTCGTACCATTCATTCATGGTTATACTTGAAACATTGCAATACACTTGCCTTTCTGTTTCTGCCGGCACTTCCTGGCCTATATCATCCTGTGTGTATGTTTGGGATACCAATGTAATCACTTCTGATCTGTCCATTGTTATTCTCCCCAGTTTGTGTATCCTGTAGCTACTTGCAATTGTGCCTTTTGTTCATCGTAGGAGTATTTAAGTTTATCGTAATCATCAGGTTGCCCAAAGTTCACGCGGCAAAATGTAGTGACTGCACGAACAATAAGTGGATCTGTCTCTGTGATTGTTGTTACGCCGGCAATGCCAAGGTCAGCCAGCGCCGCATCAATCAAGTCTTGAATTTCACCATCAAAGGCATCTGTTGTAATTCTTAGCGCAAGCTTTACCTTTTCTAGCATCTTAGCCCTCCGCTATCATCATAAACAAAGAGGTGGTTGGGGTTATCCCCCAACTACCAGCTTTGCGAACGCAGAATTGATGCCCACCTTGGTATCAAACATGGCTACGCCCAAATATTTGTAGCTGTTGGTGTTGATGTCATAAGCTTGACGAACGCCAATATCTTCACCGATTGCGCCAACAGCTTTCGGCATATCTCCTGCAATAACAGTATCGTCTGCTACGTTGTCGTCTACGAGAACCTCTACACCGTAAACGCGCGCGCTTTCATAAGTGCCATCGAATTTTACAATGCTAGATTTGCTGTTATCTTGAATCGGCAACAATTTGTTGTACAGAGTTTTTCTGTTGCACAGAATGGATACGCTTTCGCCTTTTACAGAACCAAGCAAAGTTTGAACACCAGCTGCATCAATAGTAGTACCAGCAGAGGTTGCTGCCGCAGAAATTTCGGTGATGATTTTGTTGTTGATTTTTCTTGCGATTGCTTCGCCGAGCGTTCTGGACAACCAGGCGTTAAACACGGGGATGCTCATTTGTTGTGCCGCATCAGAAACTTGTACCATTTTTACAATTTCGGACGGGCTTAGTTCAACAGCAGTCAGCGTATCCACAGACGGGGTAATTTGTGCATTTTCCGTATGATCAGTCGCTTCGTTCGTGGTACCCTCCACATAATAAGTGATTTTTGCTGCACTATATACCATGGAAATGCGTTCCATGAGCGGAGCATGGTCACGAACAATGCTCATAATGTCATTTACAACCAGTTTAGAGATTGCTCCGTTAGATACGGTAAATGCTCTTTGCTCCATGTCGTTGAGTTCTTTCCCCTGCAAGTTTTTCAACCATGCAGTACGATATTCCTCGGATTCAATCCCGTAAACACTTTCTTTATCTGCTTTCGGGAACTTTCTGATCACTTCTCCTGCACCGCCCGCAACAGCCTTGCGCAGCTCATATCTTTTTTGTGCCATGTTCTCAATTTCTTTCTGTTCATTTTTCAATGCGCGTACCTCTTCGGTGAGAGCGTCAATGTCTGCCCCTTCGTTGTCTACTTCTGCCCTAATTTCAGCCAAACGGGCTTCGATTTCTTCTTTTCGGTTCATTCTTATACCTCCAAATATAATTTTAGTTTTTTCTTTGCCCGTTCCAGTCTCTCCGCCTTGATCGCGCCGATCGCTCCGTCGGCGAATCTCCGGGCACTGATCGACGTCATGTCATTGGCCGGGATGGACACGACGCTGACGTCGTACAGCTTTTTGATTTTTGTGATCGTCCTCGTGACGATCGTCTTGCCGTTCTCGCGGTCGTAAACCGTATCACGCCGATCTTCTCCCACTCGGTAACGATAAGACATTTTGGTCGAATAGCCGCCCTTGATCTCCTGATAGATCTGCGCACCGAGGTCAGTTCCGCCGAGGTTCGCGACCGTGTTCAAGCCGACGCCGTCGACGAGTAGCTCCAGCGTGCCGTTGCGGTTGCGCGCGAAGACGCGTCCCTCGTGGTCGTACTGCATGATGACGTCCGACATGTCGCAGCCGTCGAACGCGCCGCGCGCAACGACCTCGATCAGCTTGTAGTCCTCTGTCTCAAGCAGTACATATGGCCTATCGAACACGGTGGCATATCCCTCGACGATTTTCTCGTCTGTGCCCTCGCGCGCCTCCATCGTCATGCTGCGGTACTCGCATCCGTCTGCAAGTCGCTGCAGCTGCCGGTCTGTGATTTCACGTTCCACCGGTCAGGTCATCTCCTTTCTTGGTTACGGTGTTATTCGGTCCGAGCAGATAATACTCTCCTCTGATGGTGTATGCCTGTCCCTGCCCATCAGGCAGCGGAGGCAAATTCCAGATGGCCCTGATTTCGTCCCGGTTCATGATTCCGCGGTCTGCCATCTGGGCCGACACATTCAGTTTTTCGGCGTTGCTCATGTACTGCAGCCGATTGGCCGTTGCCATTAAAAAAGAGCCGGAGGCGCGCTCCCGCTCTGTAAATAGCATTTTCGTCACTACATCAGAAAACTGGATTGCAAATGGTTCAATCGCTCCTTCATAAAAAGCTGACCACGCATCCCCATACGTTTTGTTTTGCAATACATCTTCGTTTACGCCAAAATAATCAAACACATTTTTTCTGATCGTGTTCATTTGTTCTGCGTCAACGACAAACGGGCTGCTTTTGATCTGCTGTATGTCGGAATATGTGTTGGGGAACAGCAATACGCCTCCCTCGCCCTGCAAATTTTCTCTTGTGAACCGTTTTCTTTCTTTGGCTAAATCCTCTGCTTTTGTAAAGTTGTTTAGTTTAGCCATAAACCTGAACGTTGCAGATGATTTCACGCCCTCTGCAATGCCTTGGTTTTGAATGTTGATAAGTTCCATTGTGGGATTCAATGCCAAATTGTTTTCACCAAAGAAATCGTCCTGATACTGAAACTTTGTCATGATTCCGCAGTATTTCATTTCAATGGAAGCATATTCTCCGGATTGAAACTGATACCTAAGCCATGGCTCCCCGTTAAACTGTAAAATCTCACACATAGTAGGCAATACTGGGAAAATACCGCTTGTATACATATAGTCATCCATAACAGGGACGATAAAGGCCGTGTTGTTTACATCTAGGATTGTGGAAAGCCTATATAAAAACTGGCCCCATGTTTGCCATTCGTTTGGCCCGGTTCTTAGTTTTGTTTGCAGTTTTGGTTTTGCAGAACCGTTGATTTCTATAGAAAGTTTGCTGATATGTGTTGCCCTAGCATTGATTGCGCTCCTGACAAGCTCACTTTCATATATTTGCCCGCCCCAAGTCGTAAAGATTGGCATATACGCCGTAAGCGTTTTGAAGAAACCCTCATCACCTCTCGGAGCGCTCTGCTTTTTGAATATTTTGTCAAACAGTCCCATATGATTTATTTCTCCGTTTCTTCTTTATGATTCATTCTTTAGCTGCACTCCTATTTCTGCATAGTATTTTTGTCGAACTGTCATAGCGTCAAGAAGTGCTGCGGTTCCGTCTATATGAGATTTTGCACTTATCTTTATTGGTCTGCATCTTCCGCTTTCAGCTTCTATTTTCAGTGCCGTATCCAACAAGTGTACCTTCATCAGGTCATTGTCTCCGATATTGATTACACCGTCCTTGATTAGTCCCTCTGTCTCTCTGATTACAGGAGTTAGGTTCGTGCCCTGGAACACGTCATCCATATGAAACCCATATTCCCGCATTTCCTGCACCAAGTATTGTGCTGTGTATCTGTCATACCCTATCTTTAGTGGATAAATATCATATTGTTCTACCAAGGACCTAAACCAATTGAAACAATCATGATAGTCCACAAAGTTGTCACCAGAAGGAGTTAGAAAACCTCTTTGTATATATGCTTGATATGGGATTCCATCTCTTTGTGTCGCTTCCTCTATGCGCTCAGATGGCAAGAAAAACTTTGTAAATACATATAGCCTTTTATCCTTTTCCAAAACAGCACAGCACGCTGTGAGGTCTGTTGTCCTGGACAAGTCAATGCCACCAACGCAATAACAGTTTCTAAAATCTTCCAAGGAGATAGGTTGTCCACTAGCTCTTTCAACGTCTTGTGTAGAAATCCACGCTTGGCTGCTGTTTTGCTTGATATTACAATATTTTGTTAAAAACTCAGCCTTCTTTGACAAGCTTCCTTCTGCGATCGCAATCTCTTCCAGAAGATAATCGACAGAAACCGACACACCAAGGTTTGGGTTGCTTTTTCTCAGCTCGTTTATGTCGTTCCATTTTTCAATGTCATCGATCATATACAAAAAAGGGGCCAGCCTAGTTTCTTTGCTGTCTCCCATTAAAAGCCTTGTGCATCTAGTAATCAGTTCGTCATAGATTCCCTCGTTAATGTATCCGGCCGTTGATATAGACAAAATCAAAGGCTGTTTTCGTGCGCCTAGCGCAGACTTCATTACCTCGTATTGCTTTAAGCCGTTATCACCAGGCCAGCTTGAAATCTCGTCGCACACCGTCAAGTGCGGGTTAAATCCATCGGCCTTTTTTGCATTAAACGCTAGCTTTTTTACGCTGCTGTTTGTACTTTCAACAAAATAGTCTGATTTCCTTCGCTTTGTTAGGGCTTGCAGTTCAGGCTCTTTTTGTATCGTCTGCCAAAACGCTGAATATACAAGATCCGCTTGGTCTAACTTAGGAGCCACACAAAATACTTTTGCGCCATACTCGCCATCAAGGAATACGCAATAGGCTATGATCGCAGCTGCAAATAAGCTTTTCCCGTTTTTCCTGGCTACAATGATGACAACTTCTCTAAATTGTCTTAGCCCATCCTTGCCGACAATTCCAAAGATTACAGACACAATGGCCTTTTGCCATAACTCAAGTTTCAGAAGATCGTCTCTACCTTCACAGTGGTGGCAAAAGTTTTCTATAAACCTGATCGCTTTGTTTGCTTTTTTCTGGTCAAAAAAAAAGGATTGTTTTTCTAATCCCTTTACAACATATTCAAAAAAAAGCTTTATCCATTTCCCTACCGTAACACTTCCGTTTTGGATTGCCTGATAGTATGAGAGAAGATAATTATCCATCTTTCATCATCTCTGCAAGCTTTCCTTCTGCCGCCGGCTGTTTCCCTAGTTTTGTTATAATCTCTAGCATCGTTCCAAGCGTCTTGTTTGCGCTGTCTGCGTGCTTTGGTAGCTCTTTAACAAGTGGGTGTGTGTAAACGTTCTCGCGTCCTTTTACATACTCCTTAGATGTCAATAGATCATCATCGTTTTGCAATGCGTCTCTTATTTGCTGTATGACCATTTGTTGTACTGAATACTGCTCTGCCGCCTGAATAAACAACGCATTCTTATCAACGCCATATGTTTTTGCTAGTTTCATCAAGTCTGCGTATGTCTTGTTTTTTCTGGCCATTTCTGCCTCCTTTCCAAAAAAAGGTACATAATCTGAGAGAGGAAAGATTGAC